GCATCAAGATGTTCTCTTGCTACACCAGTTCCCTTTGTTGATGGGTTCTTTTTCAAAAACTGTCTGAGCCTATGGGCATCTTCAGCTTTTATGTTGAGAAAGATGTTCATGTATCGTTTGAGGTAGCGAAGCATGGGCAATCTCTTACATTTAGATATTAACTCCTAAAACAAAGGATCATCAAATTCTGGAATATTTGCAGTGTAGATAATATCGTCACAATTTTTGATTTGTAACTGTATCAATGCAATCTTTTCTATGGCTGCATAGACCTCTGGCTTAGTTCTAGGCTCACAAAGATAGTCAACATACTTTTCTGACTCTTGCTCCAGAAAAGCTTTTTTAAATTGATATTCAAGTTTGTCTTGAGTCATAAAGCCTCTTTTGTACCAAACACTTTATCAAGGGAGCTAAACCCTATGTCTGAATACATTGTATAAACTTGACCATCTGGGTAAATACCAAGAGTGATAAATTTCCAATTAAAGACACACTCAAAGTAATGATTGATTTTATCATCTTGGATATGCTCTGCCTCTTGTTTAATCTTAAGTGACAGTAATTCTGCAACGCTATGATCTGGGCTTAGTGATTTGAATTGAGTTTTCATTTACTTAACCTCCTGTAAGGTGTAAGTTACTGTTTGTGTTTGCAAATATCCCTGCCATCTATCCTCTATAACATTTGTGATTTTGTAGCCAAGATTCTCCATTGCGTGACGATCATGAATCTCAAAAATTGCACCATCTGTAAAAGTATGATCGTAAGTTTTGATAATAGTTTTCATCTACTTAACCTCCTTAATTGCGTGTATAAGTTTTGAAACTTCTAACCTCTGTAAGGTAATTTTTTTGACTTCTTTGTGAAGTTCCTCAAGTTTTTGATCGCAACACATAAGCCTTTGGTTGCATTTGTCTAAAAGATTTTCTTGATAGTTTGCGTATGGCATTTGTTTAAGGGGTGATAGGTGAATAAAAAGAAAAGGGCTAGTTAGTTAGCCCATGGGTCGTTGGTTACTTCACCAACTTTGTATGTAGCTCTTGGCTCACCTATATACTTGCTGATACATTTCTGCATTAAATCAGGTCTGCCGCACCAATGCTCTTGAAAGTAATCGTGTATCTCAACATTGCCATCTAAATCTGTATACTGGCATTTAGTAATAACTTGAACTACATGAGTGTAAGTTCTTGCAGTTGTTCTTTTTAAGATTAAGCCGTCTGCGAATGTTGCAGTTAGTTTTCTTGTCTTAGCCATTTGAATCCTTTGCGAAGTTTGAATAATCAGCCGATCTCTCGACCTCATACTTTAAATAATACATGAATAATATATATATGTCCACCCTTGCCCTGTAAGTTTATCTAAATGTTATGGATCTGTAACAATATCTTATAGGTCTTGACAGTGCAACATAGTGCATATAATATATTAGGTATGGCTGAGATAGCCATTCTTTCGCAAAGGTTTTTCCAAATGAATGACAAAAAAATCAAGATAGCTAGACAGCTATTTGAACACGCAATCACTCTTGTAAAAGAAGATTGTTTCCATGAGCCAGACAATGTTGATGATGATGTAGCAGTCGCAAAATTGATTGCTGGCAAAATCAACTATGACACTCATACTTCTTATGACTACATTGAGCAACTTATGGTTGAGCTTAATGACAACCAGTGCAGAGATTCATTCAACAGAATCAATGAAGTACACAATGCGAGGTGGGAATAATGACCTCTACACCTAAGACACAAGCTGAAAAAGATCAGCACAAGAGAGCCAGATTCAAGGCTCTCTTCTCTCAAAGAGTTAACGCTTTAGTTATGAGACATAAGCAACTCTTGAACCTTGCTAACCAGAGCAATTACAAGTTCACTGAAGATGAAGCAAAACAAGCTGTCAGACTTTATGAACTAATGCTTGATGGAGCAAAAGAAAAATTCACAGATGTTGAATCTTATCCACTAATCAAAATTCAATTCGATCAAACGGAGCTTGACTAATGCAAAACTTTTTCTTACTTATCGCTGGCATGGGGTTGTTTTATACAACCCTTACTGGAACTTTATACGACATGACAGTTGCAGATTGTAATGCTGGTATTGAACTCGCTTGTAAGGAGCTACAACAATGAGAATCGAATGTTTCAGCAAAAGTGAGTGGTTACAAATTGCAGATATAATTTCTGCTCATTGTCCAAGTGAACCCATAATAGAAAAATTTATTTCAGTCATTGATGATAGAACTAATTTATTTTCTTATGCTCACGAATTTTTTTTAAAGAATAATTATAATCCAATATTTTTTCCAGATAGAAAAACTATTGAATCATTGAAAGATGGTAAAGGTTTAACAAAACGATTATCAGAATATTCTTCAGTAAATGGTAAAGGGATTATTCAATTCAAAAAAGATTATCAAGAATATATTTTAAAAAAATATGAAATCAAAGAAAAAAGGGGGTTTATAAAAAATGACTTTTGAACTTACACGCATAAAGCAAAGGCTTGCTGATCTAGAAAGTAAAGCTAAATCTACTGAACTGTTGAAGGTTGCAGTTCTTGAGATAAATGAAAACCTTATTGACATCAAACAAAGACTTATTCAACTGGAGATAAAAAACCAATGAAAAAACTTTATAAAATTACAACATACAACACCATGATTGAAGAGTTTGAGGTAGTAGTTGAAGATCAAAAAGATGCAAAAGATTTTGCAGAAAGTTTGGTATTTAACTGCTATACAAACAAAGATGACTATCCTTTAAATGTTCAAAGAACAAGTCAGTATTTTGATGATAAAAGGATAGTTTCTTCAAATATTATTGGATATGAATGTGATATGAACCATGAAGATGTAATGCAAACAGCCCACCCTTTCTGGTTTAGGTTTGTCACTTCTGAAGAAATTTTAAAAGAATATCCAATAGAACAAAAAAATACTGGTAAAGACCACCCCTGATCTCTACCAGTACTCCACCCATTGTCCTAACACCTAAGGACACCATTACTATAACAAAATGGAATCTTTAAACAACACCACTCCACACATAACATCAGTTGATATTGATGAACAAGTGTATAGATCAGATCCAGCTATTGCAGCGTCTGACTTGAAATATGCCATAGATCATGGCCTTGAGGCTTTCAACATCTATAAGTATGGCAAAAACAATCCTCCCAGAATTGCAACTCCAGCAATGAAGCTAGGGTCAATGATTCATAAATGGATTCTTGAACCTGACGCATTTCCTAGTAGTTATGCTTTGCTTGAAGAAAAGCGTACAAAAAAAGGTAAAGAACTTGCTCTTGCCTGTGAAGAAAAAGGTTTATTAACCTACACCAGTCAGGAAAAGGAACTGCTGGACAACATTGAACATTCTCTTGTTGAAAACAATTTTGCTTGGAAATATCTTCTTAGCAATGTCAAAAACAAACAAGGTTTAGCAGAACAATCTTTTTGGTGGAAGCATAGAGAAACAGGTTTGCAATGCAAATGCCGTTGTGATTATGTGATTGATGATATGGTCATTGATCTCAAAACTACTGGTGAAGGTGGAGCATCACCAGATAAATTTACCAAAACTATAGTTAATTTTAACTACCACTTGGCTGCGGCTCATTACCTTCAAGGAACTGGAGCAAAGCGGTTCATATTTGTGGCTGTTGAAAAGGTATTTCCATACAGCGTGGGAATCTATGAACTGTCACCTCATTTTATAGAGCGTGGATATGAGCTTCAAGAACAAGCTTTGTCTGACATCAAACAAGCCCAAGAGTCAGGCATTTGGGCTGGATATACAGATCAAGCTCCAGAGGGCATCAAAACACTTACACCCCCAAAATGGTTATGACATTTACACAAGAACAGGTTGAAGAACTTAAACAACCTATTGATCTACAAAACGTAGCAGAAAGAAAAACTGGCTGGGATCAAAAAGTTCCCTTTGTTGAAAGTTGGAAAGCTATTGATGAAGCTAACCGCATCTTTGGATTTGATGGCTGGTCATCTGAAACAATACAGCTTGACTGTGTACAGAGTGATGAGTTCTGTGTAACTTACATTGCAAAAGTCAGAGTGACAGTTGGTGATGTAATCAAAGAGGGTGTTGGTGCTGGTCATGGTAAAGGTGAAAAAGTTAATTTAGGTGACAAACATGAATCAGCAGTAAAAGAAGCTGAATCTGACGCTAGAAAAAGAGCCTTTATGCAATTTGGTTATCAGTTTGGATTATCACTTTATGACTCAAAAAAAGCATGGAAAAATGCAAAAAAGGACAGATCAGCAGAACCAGTAGAAAACATTTTAGTTCTTGCTAAAGATGCAATCACAAAAGCTACTGATCGAAAAAAACTTGATGCAATAGCTAAAAAAATAGGTCAGCGTTATGATGAAAACCAAATATCAAGAAAGGATTACAACACTCTTCTTGATCTTTTGAACAATAAATATGAAGAGGTTTCATCATGACAGTAGCTGGCAGCCAGTATTTCTCCACCGATCAACTCGCCAAGAGATATGGTATGCACCCAGACTCCATAAGAAGATGGCGGTACAAAGGCATAGGGCCTGAGTATTATGAACTTCCTATCTTCGCTGTCTCTTATGGTGATCCTAGAGTCAGATATGACCTTCACAAAGTCCTTGCTTGGGAAGAAAGCAACGGCATTACACCCATTGAACCCTTTTAATTACTATGGCAAACACCGCATTTAACGCAAAATTTAGAATCGTTGACAATAACAGCGATAGAGACAATGCACCAGAAAGAAACTTAATTATCGACATATCAGTTGATGAAGCTATGAAGATGGCAAACTGGTTACAAACTATGGCTGATAATGCCCATATCGAAGATACTAAGATAAGGGTTTACAAAAGCAAATCAGATTATGATGAAATAGCTGGTTTTTCGATCTGGGGCGGCCTTTGGGGTAACTC